CCGCAATAACACCACATATCATAAAACCAACTCGCAGTTCCATCTGGTGTACTAATAAACAGTGCCCATCCTTGCTTATCGGCTAATGCAGGTCTTATCACTTCAGCCCAAACATCTCGGTCCATAAATGCTGCCTCATCCAATACAACACCAGCTAAACTCCTACCTCTCAATGCCATTGCATTTTCAGTTCCTTTTAACTCGATAGTTGAACCATTAATCAATTCCAGCCTCAAATCAGTTTCATTCTTGCTTTGAATCCATACCTTCGGTGTCAACCTCTTCAATTCCTTCCAAGCAATATCCTTTGCCATCCTATATGTAGGAGCACAATAAAAATAAACTTCCCCAGGACGATTTATAGCTCCTCTTAATAATTCAATACAAGAAAGATAGCTTTTCCCAAATCTTCTTCCAGCTACCAGCACCCTAAATCTCTTATCACTATTAAATACCTCACCTTGAGCATATCTCAAACTTATCTCACTCTTCTTTTTTTCACTTACAGCCATAAAATTAACAAAAAATACAACTCATACCCCCTATTTATAGCCTATTTACTCACTTTTAAGTTATCATTCAACTAAATACTACTAAGATCAAGTCTGTGGCTTCCTCTACTTTTCCAGAAAATATAATTAATAATCCTCTCGCTAATCCTGCTAAAAAAAGAACTCGATCCACTGTCTCAGATGTCCTTAAACGCTCTCAACGTCTATACGCTCGTCAACTTGAAGGTAAAACTACTCGCCAATTAGTTATAGAACACTCTTCAATTGAAAATATCTCCGAAACTACCGCCTGGCATGATTGGGATAGAGTCAAAGTTTGGAATAATGAAGATTGGGAAAAAGATAGAGAAGCTCTTCTACCACGCTTGCAAGCAATGAGAATCCGTTTATTCAACAAAGCAGTTAAAAAAGGACAACTTCAAACCGCAGCACAAATTCTTGATAGCCTAGGTAAAGTAATTGGCGAATCTATAGAAACAGTTAACATCCAAGCTCCAGAACTTTCAATAAAAGTAGAACCAAAAAATTAGTCAGAATATATTTAAGTTCCTCGCTGTGCCCTGTGAAAAAATTTTTTTTGGACTTGTACCCCCTGCGAGTCCATAAAAAGGTATAAAAGTCCATAAAGGTAAAAATAAAGCCGTATAGAGGACTAGAGGACACTCTGAGAACATAGAAGTAAAAAGAAGTCCATAGAAATACCACTAGATAAAAATTTTGTACTCTTAATAATTTATTTGTACTTTCTGTTAGCTTTGTTTACTATTTTATGCTATATTAAATTTAGTTTAGTAAATTCTAAAATTATGATTCTAGGAGCAGTAAAATTTTCTAGCTTAGAAAATAATTGTTTCTATCTTTTTAATTTATAGATCACTTAACTAAACATCTAACAAAATTATTAATTCCATACCAAAAAATGAACTCAATTAATTTGTTTCCCACCGAGGACACTCAAACACTAAGAACAGAAAAATTAAAAGTAAAGTTTAGTTTTTGCTCATACTCTGCCTACATGACTATTGGTAACGATAGTAAGGAGTTAACTATTTACTTAGATCAAGAAGTGATTAAGAATCACATTCTTACTAATATTAATAATCTTTCTGTTAAGTATGACAGAGATAAAAAATTTCTATTAGATATTTTTAAGTCAGTAGTTACTGAAGTAAACAAACTAGAGAAAGAAGAAAGAGCAGAGTTAGAAAGTTGGTTAGTAAGTAACTTCAAAAGTGAGGTTAAGTAATGACTAGCAAAATCAAACAAGAACAAATAAAAGTAACTTTGCCGCCAGAGCTTCACGCAAAGCTTGTTAGTAAATGTATTGATGTACTAGGAGAGGTTAATCTCTCCCAGTATTTGAGAATACTAATTAGAAAGGATGTAAACAAGTGATTAATTTTACTACTGAAGAATTACAAGAAATTCTAAGAACTTTCTTATATGGTTCTTATCCCTCAGCATTAGGAGATAATGATCAACCAAAAAGAAGAAAGAGTATTAAAACAAAAATTCAAAAGGAGTTAAACAAATGAAAACTTTATTTTATTATCTACTTTTTATGCTGGTAGTTTTTGCCTCGGTTAGTCATTCATTACAGAAAATGACCAAATTAGATTGTGATACGTTAGGGAGTCAATCCCTAGCATGTAAGCAATTAGAAAAAGAAAACTTAATTAATCAATTACTAAATTAAAACAATGCTTAATGTATTACTTATCGCTAACGCAGAGGACACCTATTAAAAAACATTGTATAATAAGTACCTAAGTAAAATTACTTAGGTATTTTTTTGTATAAAATTATACATGTATAAAATTTTACAAGAAAAATTTTGAAAAAATAAATTAAAAAATAAATTAAAAAATAAATTAAAAAATAAATAAATAAATCATTAATAACTAATCAGCAATGAATGGCAATAATGAATGTCTTAATGAATGTAAAATAATAACATTACTTTAATGTCATTATCATGTATAATTAAAGAGCATTATTACTTTCCGCAATGCCAACATTAAAAGAAAAAAAAGATACTATGTATCAAAATATTTTTGAACACGGTCAAAACTTAAAAAGGGTTTTTAATTTAGATTCATCAATTGATGAAATAAAACTTTGTAAAGCATTATTTAAAATAGAAAATCTAGCTCATAGATTAGCTACTGATTTTTGTAATGGTATTGAATGTACCGAAGAAGAACAAGAAAAAATTATTAATGATATTTTAAATAAAGTAGATAAACTTTTAAATTTTAAAAATCAAAAGATACCAGTATTTTTTAATGGTGATTGCAGAGGATACGCTTTAAAAATAGAAGATAGTTATATGAAAGATAATAAAATTTATCCTTTCCATAGTGATTGGGGCGGTTTTGGAATAATTGCACCTAGTTTTAGAGAGTCTTAAAACAAGACTCTTTTTTATATATATTTCAAAACTTGCAATTTTTAATATATATACTTATAATAACCTACATAAACATACCAGTTTTATGAAACCAACTAAAAGCAAAAAGCCTATGAATGGGCAACCTATGCATGAATGGGTATATCTCTCAATAATGGGAGAATATCTTATTTGTCCTGATGAATTTCTTGATAATCCAAAAATACAAAAAGCATACGCTATGAATGATGAAGCGGGTTTAAGACGTATTTTAGAAAGTGAGTATTAATTATGGATAAAGAATTAGAAAAACTAGCTGATCAATATGAGGGTAATTTATTAAATTACTTTTGTGGCATGACTCCAAAACAGTCAAAAAAATTCAACAAAATGGTAAAAGATGCCAAAAAAAATAAGAGGTCTAAATTATGAAATTATCTCAATTAAAAACCATAGATATTAATGCTAAACAATGGCGTGACAAGATTAATGGTAACTCTTACTTTTCAAGTGACGTAATACTTAATTATGGTATGAATAACCAAAAAACAATTAAATTACCTTTTCAATATGGATACGGAGATCATTACGTTTATCAGTCACTAAGAGAAATACAAAAATTATTTCCTAAATCTAAATGGTATAAAGAAAAATACTTTCATATATATGACATACAAAAAGAATACAAAATAATAATTAGAAATTCTATTAAAACTAATTGTTTAAAAAGGGAACTAAACAAATGAATTATAAAGTTACTTATCCCGTTGATTCTCTTGACAGTAAGCCTACTGTTAAAACTTTTGATGACTTATTTGAAGCTGAAGAATGGATTGCTGAAGAAGTACAACATAGGATTGACTATACAGTTCAAAATAGTCCTTACACTATCTCTGAAAAAGAGTATGCAGAGATAGAAGAATATGAATATTCACTTGTAAGTATAGAAAAAATTACAGGTAAAAAAGTTGAACTAATAAATGATGATTTATTTGGTGAGACAATTACAGGTTATTCAATTTAAAAATATGGAAACTAAAAAGCAAAAAATAGCATTAATAAATACTTTACTTAAGTATTATGATGCTTCAGATAATGAAACTTCAGGTCAACTGTATCGAGATATTTTACACTTTACAGTTGGATTAACATTTGAAAGTTTTAATTCTTGTAATGACATAGCAGAAAGACT